CCAACCACCAAAAACACCACCTTAAAAGTAATTATTTACCTGATTTATCTACAAACAAACCTGGTAAATACGGTGTCGATTACTAATGAAACTGACTGTTACTAATCCTAATATGAAAGGCATGGGTGAACGTGAAAAACTTATGCGTGCTAATCAAGAACTAAGCAAATCTAATGTATCAGCTGCAAGAGCTACAATGTACAAAGCAAAAGCTTCTACACAATTTCAATTAGGTAATACATCATTAGCTAATCAATACAGTTTTAAATCTAAAGCTGCAGAAAAAAAATCTTTTCAACAAGGATATAGAGCGCACATATACTCTAGCTAACACCTGAGTGTCTATCTAAATAACCTTCTAATAATTCTCTATAAGCTACCTTTGTACCCATAGATTGACGACCATCGTATATGTCATGATGCCATTTGCATAATACAGCTGTATTATCTACATTGTATTTGCGTGCTTTGTTGCCACCCATACCTATATCTTTAAGATGTGCTAGCTCTAACCATTTACCACTGCTACAATTTGCCCACTCACAGACGTTTCCAGCCCGTATAAAGGCTTGTTCTCTTATCTGTGCAATGTCATCCATCAACAGAGTACATAGTATATTTGAGTGTAATTTCTTCTCCTGCTTTTATAGGTTTAATAGGAAACAAATGACTAACTATTGTTCCATCAAATCTTTTAACTTCGCAGTTAGGTGTTTCACTATGATTAATAAAACCTCCTAAAGGTGTACGAAATACACTGCCTACTTCTTCGTACCATACATGTGTAACACCTAAAGAAGTTTCTAAATCTTTAATAGCTTTTAATGTAAACAAACCTAAGCCCTCTATCTTGCTGGGTTGTATAGTCATATTGTTAGGTAAAGGTCTATATGTATCTTCTTTATCCATAAATTGTAAAGTATCTTCCTGATGGTAAGTTCCATGTCTTAGTTATATCGTTCCATCTACAGTCACCTTTATCAATCTCTGTATCACCTTCATAAATAGCATTAGATACATACATAAACAACTGTGAACTACATTTACCTTCTACTTTACCTATACCCATATCAACATAATCTATTAGTTTTTGTAAATAATCTAATGTATTTTCTGTTATAACTACTGCATGCTTTGATGAACCTGTCATAAGGTCACCTGGTGCAGTTTTATTAAGACCAACAGTTACACGTTTGTGTGCTAACTTTGATTCATTGTTACGTAGTGAATCTAAATTATGTGTTGTAGATATTTTTAAGTCTAAAGTTTCTTTATCTAATGTGTATGCAATCCATACTTCATTACCATTTTTATTAAGTCCTAAGAATCTTTTACCACCAAAGACAGTTTTCTTTTCTGCATTTTCTATCCAAGCATCTAACTTAGCATGCCATTCTATTTTGTCTTCATAGTTAGTATCTACATAAATTTCTTTAGATTTTGCAAATCTAGTATTCATAGGCATTATTCTTCCTCCATTAGTTTTTCTAACTTCATAAGGGTGTCGTAACTCGGTTTATTTACACCTTGTAAAATACGATATATTGAACCTGCTCGCATTCCTGTTCTAACTGATACTTCGTGTACTCCACCTGTTGTTTTTACAATTTTTTTAATTTCCTCTAATGTATAAACCATTATTCCTCCTCGTTTATAGGGTCAATTGTTACAGTAAACTTGGGTACTAAACACTTAACTTCTTCTTTACCTTGTTCGTTCTTAACTACTATTGGCATAAATCCAAAACGTTTTTCTAATTCGTTAATAAGAACTACACCGTCTGCATCTGATACTGATATATCACTCATTCTTCTTCTCCTAACTCTCCTAATTGATTGTTGTAATCTTTAACAAATTTTTCCATTAACCAACGTAACTTACCTAGGTCAGGTGGAATATTCATTTCTGTACTACCGCATGCATCAACAAATTGCTTGCCCCATGTCTTCATAAATTGTGGATGGGTAAATATATTTGTATTAATTATGCTAGGTGTTTTAATTTTTTTCATATTTTTTTTGTTCCTCTATGTCTTGTAATATAAATTCAGCACACGAATCGCATACTTTGTTATCTGGATAAATTGTTAAATAACAAGTAATGTTACATACAATACATACCATATTGTAAATGTCATCAATCTGTGTTTTCATTTAAACTAACTTCCAACAGTTCATTATTGTGTCCTTTCCAACAATGCTTGCTACTATTCCAATGATGCCAACCATCGTTATAAACTAGCCAAGCAGCTATTTTTGTAGACGTTATAGGGTTCTTTCTATTATTTATTATACCAAGCTTAGGTTTTAACCAAGCCCAAGTATCGTCATTAAATTGCCAAAGACCTACGTCAGTTGTGCCGTTTGTATTACGACCTACTGCTGTTTCTTTACCCCTGCTTTCGCAATAAACAATAGTCATTCCTTGTATTACATCTTCTGGTTTAAAGTATGTAGAGATTAAACTGTGCCATTGTTCTACGTACTGAACCTGGTTTTTTACTTCTCTGCATTCTTTATACTCTGATAATAAGTCAGGTGTTAGAAACATTGGAAACAAACACCCGACTATTATCTCTAACATTAGCTAACTGTTGTCTTTGAAGGTATTTTTGTACAATAGTATGTACTATGACCTTTCTTAGGTCCTTTTACTGTTACTATATTGTATCCTTCTTTACGAAGGTTATGTATTACTCCTCCGAATCTATGACTGTTTAGCTCTACTACCATTTCCCAATTACTTATTGGTTCAAATTCATCTTCTGTTAATGTCATTGACAATGCCCATGCTATTAACTGTGTTTTGTTACGTACATAATCTGGTACTAACTTACCTCTAAAATAATCTGGTATCATATCTATCCTTTCTTATTAGTTTTTCTAAGACCACGATACTGGCCTCCTTTTTTAGACTTAGCAGCCCTGCGCTGCGCTCTATTCATTTGTCTTGGCTTCCTAAATTATTTTTTCTACGCCAAGTATTTTTAAGATGTAGTTTACTTTTATTAGATTTAGAAGCTCTACGCTCTGCTCTATTCATTAGAACGGTGACAAGTCTTCACCAGCATTGTTTGGTGCTGGTTTGACTTCTCCATCTAAGTTCCATTCTGCAGGTACATCTGAGTTATCTACCCACCATGACTTACGCCATTTACCACTGTGTCCACCACAGGTAACAGGGTCATTAGTACTACATACAAAGTCTGGACTTTTGTCTGACTTCTTATTGTTTCTATTGTCATATACCATTTGTTGACAGAAAGGACACTTAAGGTCATCTCTGTATTTATTTTGTTGTTCCATTTTACTAACTATGCCTCCCAACATATCTCCAGCAGGCTGCACTTTATCAGTTGGTTCTTGTACTTCTAAACCTACAGCGTTTAACTTTTCTTCTATTGACATTTTATCAAAAGAATCTTGAGTTACTACTGTTGGCATATCTACTAGCTTTTCTATGTAAGCAAAATACAAATCAAGTTGGTCATCTGTCCATCTTGTTTTATCTGTATCAAACTTCTTTAACTGTGCGTATTGATTTGCAGAACCTAAAATTTTATGTAATGTTTCTTGTGATTCTACGTTCGTACAAATACCTTGCACTGTTTCAGCTATAAATTGTACATCCTGACTCATAACTCAGTACCTAAGATACTGTCCATGATGGCTGCTTGTGCTGCTTTATCCTCAGCGGATATTTTATTTTCTTTCTTACGCATATCAACCTTAGTTACTTCTACCTTGGCATCTTTCTCAGCATCTTCAGCTGTATAAGGCTTAGGTATGTAACTGTTATCAGTCGTATTAGCTGCAGAATGTTCTTCTTCTGTCTGTTTACTACCAGACCATAGCTCTACACCTAACCCGAACCTCATACATGCACGCTTAAATGCATCAGATTCTGCGTCTTTAAGGTTGTTACCGTCATTAAACTTAGCATTGCCAAGCTTAAAGGTATCAACATCACCGAAACCATCATAACTACCCATACCTTCTATGGTTATAGTACCTTTAGCTCCGACTATTCGTTTCTCTCCGTTGTATGTACCATATACAGGTTCACACGACCAAGAGTATATTACCTCACTATCACGTAGTCTTTCTACATAATTAGCGTGTGGTACGTAGTCTCCAAATTTCCCAGCAGGTGCTTTTTTTACAAGTTCCTGTGGAAATGGGGACAACAGTTTGTTGTTATTAGTCATAACATTCCTTTCTTTGTTTATTTATTATGCCGTTCCGAAAAAACGGCTAATAAATAAAGTTATTTATTTACTATATCTGTAAGTCTAGTTACTCCATGTTCTATTGGAATAAATTTAATACCATTATCTGTATTAACTACAAAATATGGTTGTGAACCATACCCTGCATACTCAATAGAGACTCTCTTAACAGACTCATTTACTGTATTTGACATACTATATGTAGTATACCTATACTTTATCCAGTTTTACAAGGTATTCAGCAGTTACACCATGTCCTGGTTTACAGAATAATAGCCATTGACATGGTCTACCCATGCTTGCTAGCTGCTCCATAGCATAACTATTGTAGCTTTCTGTACTACCATTTACCCATAAACGTACATCATTTACGTACATTGTTGTAGGTGTATGGAAGTGTCCAGCTATTGCATAGTCAAAGTCTGGCATTAAATCTCTTGATGCCAATGCTTTCCAACCTAATAGTTTCTTTCCGAAACCATACCAAGGAAAACCGCTATGTCCTCGTACATTATCTCCGTGCCATACAAAGAATCTACAGTCTTTACCAAGGTCTGCTATACCAAACCAATGGTCTTCTGTTGTACTGTCTGGTACATGAAAAGAAATTCTTTTATCTTTATCATATATCATTGACATTATCTTTCCTAGCATACGGTCACTGTTGCTGTCTGGGTGATAATCTTTTCTGGCTCTACCGCCAAGGCTTCCGTGATTACCTATTACCCAAGTAACTTCTACTTCTTTAAAGTTAGCTAACAGTACATCAAAGAACTGTGTCAATATTCTAGGGCCATCTATTGTTACCTGACTATAAAGACTTGCGTCTATCAAGTGTGATTGTCCTGGGAATATAAGCTCTCCTTCTACAATGTCACCTGCAACTAGCACTGCACACTTATTTACGGGGTGTGCATTTCTTTGTAGATTTGCTAGTTCCACTATTTTATGAGCATATGCAACAACTCTTTTCTCTGCTATTGCTGTGTCATAATCTGGTGTTGTTTTAGCTAACTGTATATCTGATAGTATTGCTACTGCAATTTCTTCGTTCTTGTTAGCTTTACTTAATGTAGGTTTAGGTACATTAGGTTTAGCCCATGTAGATACATTCATTCGTACAGCATCATACATAGCTTCAATTAAATCAGCTTTTTTATTTTTAGCTCTGTCTAATTGTTTAAGTAACTTAAGATTATCTGCTTTCAGTTCTTGAATCTTAGATGATTCAGCTTCGGCAATTAATTTATCTACTTCTTTATTTTTACTCATGCGCTTGTCACTTTCATAAAATGATTACGTATAGCTGATTCTGATATTTTCACACCAAATTCTTCACGCAACAATCTATGTACAACATATGGTTTTATGTTATGTCCAGATTCTAAACGTTCTATACATCCTTGCCAAAATGGCATTGCTTCATCTGTAATTCTGTCAAAGACAGAGTTATTCTTACCTTGTTCTGCTTCTTGCAGCAGTGCATTTATATCTTTCATACTTGTCATTATATGTTCATTTATTAAAAATACAAGGATTTAATCTATTTATGCAGGATAGGCTAAACGGAAATACGAGTGTCCACTAGGACACGAAGTATTGAGGTAAAGCCTGAGAGCATAAATAATTAGAGTAGTGTTCACTATAGGTCACTGTTGACATGATGAATAAAATACCTTGTTGCAAGTTCTCTTTGCACTCTATTCTACTCTAATTATATACTGTAATGTTTAAGCAAAGGAAAGGAACCTTGCCACGCTTTGCAGCGTTACATTACATACTACTCTATCACATGTTCAATTTAAGTCCATGTTCCTTTACTTCTTCTATATTTTTAAGATTTATAATGTTATATTTCTTAATAGACTTACTTACATCAGACATTAGATTAATACCAGATATATCACCTGTAGCACCAAACACATGCATGTCTGATACCCAGATTCTTTTAGCTGATTGTGTACCTAGCCATTCTAAAGCTGGGCCATCTACAACATTGCCATAACCAGAATGTCTATTTAAGTAATCATCTGCTACTCGTTTACCATTCTTAGCAATAATACGTAATGTACCTGTAGTACCACGTCCGTTATACATAGCAATAGTAACTGCAGGTAACAGTTGCATAATTTCTAAAATATCTTCACCACAAAATTGCATTGAACCTGAAGCATCAATAAGTATTGTGCCACCAAGTGTTGTTATTTTCTGTTTGAATATCTTTCTATCTATACAATATCTATTAATATATTTTGGATTATAACCAAAGTCTGCAGGTCTATAGTTTCTGCCACCTTTAATTCGTCCTTGTAAATTAATAGTTAATGGGGGTTTTTCTATAGTCATAGCACCCCACATACCTATACCAGTAGTACTTCTATATAACATTTTTGCTATATCTTCTTTAGTACGTTGTTCTAAAGAACCACCACCTAACTCATTAGATTCTTCACCTCCACCTTCTTCCATACCAGGTGCGGTATGTTTTGGTGTAGGTTTATATACTTCTTCAGGCTCAGGTTTATCTCTGAACATATCAAGTAACAAACTTAATGGTTCTGCATATTTTTGTACTTTACGATAACTAATAGTTCTACCATAACTATGACTAGTAATGCTATTAAAGTATTGTTGTATAATACTTTGTGCATATCTTATTTGTTCTTTACGATAATCAGTGACAGTAATGTCATCTTGAATCATATGAAAACAGTCTCTCATAACTAAGTACTCGTCATTTACCATGGATGCATTGTATTTATTTCCTTCATCAACTACATTCCATTTACTAGCTAGACCCATAAGTATTATTTCTGCAATACCTGATTCATAAACTAGTTTCATAGTTTCTTGTTTTATTTTATCTAAACATTTTGTTGGCTCAGATAAAGACAAGTTGTTTTCATGAAGTAAATGATTAATTCTTACTTCTTCTAGTACTTCTACTGCTTCTGCACGTACACCTGGCTTTAACTTACCCATAGTCTTTGGACTCCACTTGGCATGACCAAGCTCATGTCTACGTATCATACGACTATGATTAATACCACATTCCGAACACTCTCTATCAAGTGGAACTGTCATTTGTCTGTTGAGATTATCTGTAGAACCTGCAGGACTGTTGTTAACAGTACCTACAACTTCCCAGTCTTCACCAGTAACAATTTCTGGATATGGATAAGCTTTGCTATGAAGCATTAGCTAGTGTTACTGCATCTATGAGTTCTTCTGCTTTGTCTGCAAATACTAACTGTGCAGCATCTGATTCTGTAAAACCAGATTCATTTTGCAATCTAAAGAATTCTGCCCAAGTACGTATAGAAATACGTTCCTCAGCATCTTCTATCAATGAAGTGTCATTAATAACTCCATGCCACTTATCATCGAATGCTTCCATTGCTTTAGGGTGTATTGTGTTAACATGTATTTTGACAGGAAACCTATCTTTTAATGCTAATGGCAACGACTCAGGTGGACTGTTAGTTGTAGCTACGACTTGAAAGCCTTCAGCTGGTCTAACTGTCTCCTTGTTGTCATTGTTTAGTGTCAACATTGCTATTTCTTGGTCATCCAATATAGCATGTAGGAATGTCATCGCATCTGGTGATGCATGGTCTATCTCATTAATTATAAGACGACCACCATTCTTCCATGATTGTATTGCAATACCATCATGCCATTCAAAAGTACCTGTGCTAGATGGTTTGTAAAAACCTTCTAAGTTTGCACTAGCAGTATCTTCTGTCATAGTTATTTGATAGATGTTATCTATCTCTTTTCCTGCTGATTTACTATACGCTCTTGGCGTATTAGTTTTAACAGCACTATATGTTTTACCTGTACCAGGTGGGCCATAAAGTAATACTCTACGGCTATTGCCCAATACAGATTCTACTAATTCCCAGCAATCTTTTGCCATGATTAGCTCCTTTCGTATCTGTATTTATTTCTTAGTATCTCTAAGAAAATCTTCTATATCATCACTCATGTCATTTGTATGCTTAATAACAGCATTTTCTGTGAGTGTATTAAGCTCATCTTCGTCTTCGATTAAACTAGCTTGTATAGCTGTTGGTTCTATTAACATCCAATCTTGAAACAAACCTTTATCATCTAGAAATTCAGCAAATTTAAGTACTGTTTCTCTATCAAATTCATCTTCATCAGGTAACATACCTGGATATCTAGTCATTGTTTCTGCTTTAATAACAGTATCAACTTTGATAGCTCTAGCAATTGCTTGTTCTAATGAACTAGCTTCTACTTCGTATCGATTAGCTATACCATTTTCTATATCTAGTTCTTTATCATCATCATCTACGTTATCAAATATTTGATATCTAAAATATGATATCTGTACTTGATATTTTTTTAACGGCTTGTTTTGAACCTCAATTAAGTGTCCATGCATAATATTCCTTTCGTTGCTCTGCCACAGAGAGTAACGGAAGGAATGCATATAACACTCCTCCCATACTCAATGCTATCTTACACAGGGCATTATGTATTTTATAGATAGCTTGTAACAGACAAAGAAAATTGTTGTAAAATTTATCTGCTACAAGCTATGTACATTTAATAACCTAGACGCTGGCTATAAAGGGGAACTAAATAGCCAGCTTGGACACATGGTCTAGGTTTTATAAAGTTGTTCCATCCGGGCAGGAATGACAACTTTAATATTACATTTTGCACAACAAACACCAATAGATACAGGTTCTGCATTATTGCTGTATTGATTGTGTATAACTTTATTGCATATCCAACATGTAAATGACTCAGGCATAATCATCTGGTCCAATTACATCTAACATAGACTTACAATATATGCTTGGTCTATGTGATGTAAATTCTATATCACCATCATTAGGTATAAGACGAACCATTGCATCTATTTGTGCAACAGCGTCATCTACATCTACGTCATATGCAAAATGAAAATCAACTGTTAAAACATTATCTTGTTGTTTATAATCTTGATTTTCAAATACGTACACATCATTTTTAGTCATGATATGTCGCTATCGTATACATTGTTTATAGTTGTATCTAAATCCATAAGCTTACTTACAATAACTTTATCAAGTTCACTCATGTTTTGCATTGTTCTTCTAATGCTACTTAGTATTGAAACTATTTGTTCTAATTTAATTTCTAACTCGTCTAATTTACTAGTCATTATATTCCTTTCTTATCAACAGCTTTGCTTATTTGATAACTTACTGCTTCATGAAGCATTGCACAATGATTGCCTATATGAGTTTTAACGCGCTCATTGTTACTCCAAGCTTGTAAGTCATTAAGTGTCCACTGAATAACTTGTTTTAGTTCTTCTACATCAAGTGTATCTAACTTATCATCTAATGATAATTTAATATTCATAATTTCCTTTCACTTTATATATATTACGTTCTCCCATAGAAGAACGTAATATATAAATATTAACACTAATCTATAGTGTTATATTCTGCATCATCCAATTCATCATTGTATGAATCTGCATCAACAGTACTAGCCATAGCTAATTGTTTTTCTACATCCTCTTTACCTTTAAGAGATGTAGGACTTTCATCATGCATTTCCCACAGTTTAGACTGTGCATCTGCAATGATACGTAGTTGCTCTGCAACATCGTCATCAGTTTTATCAAGGTGTAAAAAGTAGGGTCTACTTTTACCTTGAGTTGCTGAATAAGCATGAGTGACAGCCATTTGACTCCACTCAGTCAGTTGTGCGCCTGTTTGCGCACAGATTACCTCGTAAGGTACGTTACTTGCCATAATATATATCCTTTCTATTATGTATCATCTATGTCTTTCATAGATAAATTTTTCTTTCACACCACGCTCTGAAAGAAAATATTTAGCTAAAGACATAGTTATACGAGAAAGGATATTATTCATGTTTCTTTAATTGTGCTAATACTGATGGACTTTGATTGTGCATATTCCATAATTTCTTTTGCGCTTGTTTTATTTGATTAACAAGCTTTACATGTTCTGGATTAGACATATCAATTTCTATATTTAAGTTATGTATAGAATCTCCTATAGGTATTTTCATTATTTATCCTTTCTATATTTACCAATATTTATATCATTAATTAGAAATAATTCACTATAATTACTATATAAATCTTTCAAATTTAAATAAAATGGACATAACCAATAATCTACTAACATTATTACATATTCTATTTTATTTAAAGGCGGCAAATCTTCGATTTGGCCTATGCCATTTCTATAATGCAAGCTATTTATATATTTTCTCATATATTCCTTTCATGAAGGATAGTAAGGGATTAACCCTCACTACCTTCAAATAATGATAATTGCTTAATATTATCAACTTGTTTAATTAATTTAGGCAACTCTTTTAATTTACGTGCAATATAGGTTTTAGATTCCTTATGCAGTTCAATTAAGTTCCGCTTGCCTCCAGCTGTCGGTTGTGCAACACAGTCGCCGTGTAGGTACGACTTCCATGTTACCCAGCCCTTCTGTGGTCCGAAGTAGCTTTTTATAGGGTGTCTTTCGTCTGGAAATACTTCTTTATGACATATGCCACAATCGATAGTATTTACCCATTTAGTATATTTAATATCCATATTTTCTTGTCCTTTCTATGAATTTTCTGTCTTACATACCTGACAAGACGGAAAATACTTAAATAGAAAGGACTTAGAAAATAGGATACGAGAATATCTATGGGTAATACTAGATTGGCATTGACATACAAGTATGACAGACTAAGACGCACTCAAAAGCCTCGGCGACAAAGGTCTGTAACATTAAGTTATCCTCACTGTACTGTTAGCACAATACAGTAGAGGCAAGTAACTTAATGAACAGTTGGAATGTAACTCATTGTACGGATAACACTGTATTTATATATAGTATCCATATGTATGCATAGTCATATCAATACACTACATATGGTATTAAATCAATACTGGATACTATATATGGTAGGTCACTTTACCGTAAGGTAAAGACACTCAGTACATACATACAATATATAGTATGACTACTGTAGAACTTTAGTACTGAGTGTTGTTTGACCACCCAGTGTTAACCTTGATGCTCTATATATAGTATGTAAGGTTAAAAATATATGCTGGTAATTTCTGTAATACTGTAGGTGGCTACAGTCTTTTTAGGCACTAGCGGGCATTAGTAATGTGTGCCTAATCAAACGCTTTCGTAAGTCCTTGGGTACTGCCTTTGTCTTTCTAGTGTACTGTCTCGCCAGTCAGCAGCTTTCTACATCCCGATTGCAACTTCACCTGTAACAAATTACTTGTGTTTGATGTTTGTATTTGAGAGTATAGTACCATATAATTAGCACTACGCAAACATCTACAGAAAGTTAGTTAAATGAGTCAAAATGTTGTATGTATAGCTCAAAGCTGTAGGAAGCGATTAAGTGGAAAACAAAGGAAATTTTGTTCACCCACCTGTCAGAAGCGACAGTTCGCAGCCGACAAACGACATAATGATAAAGTTGATAAACCTATCAACAGGAAACTAAAATCTGACGATGGCGACTACGCTAGTGTTAGACGAGGCCAGTATTACCGAGCTTTCGTAAGTGAAGGATACGCTGAGTTACTAGCTAATGGAGACATTAGTGTAGCTGAGGTATCTTTACTCCTTGAGACTAGCTCGGCTACCGTCTCTAGAATGGCAGCTGCCTACAAAATTGACACCAGGAACTCCGTCGCTGCTCTTGATTGGGAAATATCAGAAGAAGCACAAAAGAGTTTAGAGAATTTTTCTAGCTTCCGCGACAAATATTTTCGTACGGAGCTGGGTAAGAGGTATGAAACAGCAACCTTCCATAAGAACTGGATAAACAATATTATAGATTCTATAGAGAATGGTAAAGAATTACTTATCTTAAGCCCCCCAAGACATGGAAAGACAGAACTGTTAATACATTTTGCTGTGTACCAGATATGCAAGAATCCAAACCTACGTATTATGTGGGTAGGTGGAAACGAAGATATAGCTAAGAATGCCCTTAGCGCAGTCCTAGACGTACTTGACACGAACGAAGAACTCAGAGAGGCATACTGTCCTCCAGGTACATCTTTTAAACCAGACAACCGTTCTGGTAAGAACTGGTCACAGAATCAATTTACTGTAGGTACAAGAACTGTAGCTGGTATTAAATCACCAACTATGGTTGCTGTAGGTAAAGGTGGAAAGATATTATCTCGTGACTGTGACTTAATAATTGCTGATGACATTGAAGACCACCAAACTACTATGCAAGCAGGTGCAAGAGAATCTACAAGACAATGGTGGACAACAACACTATCTAGTCGTAAAGAAGAACATACAGCTGTTGTTGTAATAGGTTCAAGACAACATCCTGATGATTTATATAATCATCTTTTAGAGTCAGATAACTTTACTTCTATAGTTGAGTCAGCACATAAATTAGAATGTGAATTACCAGAACATACAAGTGAAGTACATAATGATTGTATGCTATGGTCTTCTAAACGTTCACACAAATGGTTAATGTCTAGATTACATTCTGCTGAGTCAACAGGTGGTAGGCAGATATTCGAAATGGTTTATTACAATCAAACATACATTGAAGGTACACAAATATTTACTATGAACATAGTTGACCAATGCATGCGACCAGATTTAGTTATGGGACAACACTATAGAAATTTACATTTAGTAGCTGGACTTGACCCTGCCTCAGCAGGATTCCAAGCATCTGTACTTTGGGGTATAGATGCATATAGAGGAGAATTATTTTTAGTAGATTTAGAAAATAGACAAGGGGGCGGAGTAAGGGCTGCACTTGACCAAATGGCAGACTGGCTACACAAGTATGATTGTCGTCAATGGATAGTAGAAGAAAACGGTTTCCAAACTGCTATACGTCAAGATGATAAGATAAAAGAATTTACACTACGTAGTGGTATTCAACTACAAGGACATTTAACAGGTAAAAATAAACATGACCCTTTGTATGGTGTAGGTGCAATGGCAGATTTGTTTGAAAATAGAAAAATACATTTACCTACAGGTGATGCAGAAAGTAGTGCTAAAATACAAAAATATAGACAACAGTTGTTATACTTCGATGGTAAACCTGTTTCAAAGCGAAACAAGGAAAAAACTGATATAGTTATGGCAAGCTGGTTTCCAATGAAAGTATTTAGACGTATGCAAAAAGAACGCTTAGCTGACGTAGGAACAGATTACGAACCAAGTTATGGAGATTTTAAATTAACTAATATGAATGATGCACCATGGGGATAGAAAACTTAGACCTTAAAACATACAATGAAATTATTGAAAGCGCTTCTGAGTTAGTCGGTGGACAAGCAGTTCAAGAACGACAAGTAAGTAAAGGTCGTATTAAAGCTATTTTAAATGGTGGTAGTGAAGGCATGAGGTCTTTACTAGGTAATTCAATGGAAGCAGAAGATGCAGATTTATTACCAGCACCTAACTTATTACAATCAGGTATTGATAGATTAGCTCAAAAAATATCTGGTGTACCACAAGTACGTGTAGATATACTTAATGGTAATGAATCAGAGAGAGCTAAATTTCAAGCAGAAAAACTAGAACGAATAGTAACATCTTATGATGCAACACAGAATCTAACAGGACAGTTAGCACAAGCATCTAGATGGTTACCAGGTTATGGTTATTGTGCTTGGGTTATATCAACTAAAGTAGATAGCAATGGATTTGTATATCCAAGTGCTGAACTACGTGACCCTTATGATACATTTCCAGGAAACTTTGGACCTGACCAACAACCAAGAGAACTAGCAGTTCTTAGACGTGTGCCAAGATATAAACTTGCACAAATTTATCCAGAGTTTAAAGATGAAATTATGCGTCAAGATGACGATGAAACAGGAGATGATTACACACCAGTTGCTACAGAGTTTATGAGTTACAATACAAACAACTCACAGGACTGGGAAGATAATACACGAGCTGGATTAAGAATAATAGAATACTATGACCAAGGTGGTACATACATAGTATTTCCTGAACGTAAATTAATTTTAGATTTTATACCAAACGTTCTTTCTACTCCACCGTTTGTATTTATGAAACGTATTTCTTTCGACCAACTTAAAGGACAATATGACCATGTCATAGGTCTAATGGGAATGATGGCAAAAATAAACATTATGTCTGCTATCGCTATGGAAGATGCAGTATTTACAGAAACAAACATTTCTGGTGAACTAGAGTCTGGACAATATAGAAAAGGTAGATTTGCCGTTAACTATTTGTCACCAGGTACACAGGTCAGCAAACCACAAAATAACATGCCATATCAATTGTTCCAACAAGTGGATAGATTAGAAAGACAATTGAGGCTTGTAGGTGGTTATCCTGTTACAGATGACGCACAGTCACCAAACTCGTTTGTAACAGGTGCTGGTTTACAAGAACTTAATGGCGCTATGTCATTAATGATTAACGAGTACAGAGAAATTATTAAAAACGCAATTGTTGAAATGGATGCTAAAAGATTAGAAATGGACGTAGTCCTAGCATACACAACAGGTGTGACAAAAAAACCTATGATAGGTTACATTAATGGTTCTGCTTTTTCTGAAAACTATCAACCATTAAAAGATATTGGTGGAGATTTAAGAACTAGACGTATCTATGGAGTTATGGCTGGATTTGATGAGCCACAAAAAATAGTTACTGGACTGCAATTATTACAAGCTGGTGTTATAGACACAGAAACATTGCAAGATAACATCGATGGTTTAGAAAATATACAAAAAGTACAAGAACGTATTAGAAAAAATAAAGCAGAAAGTGTTTTGTTTGATTCAATATTATCTAGGTCAGCACAAGGTGACCCACAAGCAACAATGGCAGCTATAGCAATCTACGAGCAACCAAATGCTATAACTGATATTATGAAACAATTTTACACTCCTGAAGAACCTGGTATGACACCAGAGCAGGAAGCAATGATTCAACAACAAATGATGGGTGGTCAGGGCTTGCCACCACAAGCCCCTCCATCCATAGCAGAAGTTCTTGGTGGATAATGGAAGAATATGTAGAAAACGAGTTTTGGGATATGGTGTACAACGAATATGGTGTAGAAGATGAATTTGATGTACTATCTGAAGATGTACAAAACATTATATATCCAGCAGAAGGTATTATTATTTTTATAACTAAGGATTTTTATGGCAAAAAGTAGACGTGGAGGATATAAGCAACCTACTGCTAATACAAGTAATGCTGTTTCTGGTCCTGGTGCATTAAGTCAAAGAACAGACGGAAATGCTTCTGCACCTGTTGCTGCTCCTGGTGGAGATTACGGCAGTAGACAAAAAATAGAAAACGAAGTAGCTGCAACTGGTGGATTGCCTAGAGTTCAAAATTTACCAAATAGACAAATGCCTAATCTAAATGTAGCTAGACCTACTGAAAGAATAAATGAGTCACCTATTGAAGGTACAGCAATGAATGGTGGTTTAGGTATTACACAAGAAATTAAAACACAAGTAGATATATTACTAGATGTACTAGAACCCAAAAGTTCTAACCCTGCGTTAATAGCACAATTAAGAAATACTAGAAATACACAAAAACCTACAGCTTTGTAATGAGTAATAATTACTTAGACCAAAAAAATCTAGCAAGATTAGCTGAGATTAACAAAACTCAAACAAAACAAATGGAACAATTTTTGTCCATGAATCCTAATTTTCAAAATAGATTTGAAGCAATTAATAATATGTACAGTAATTTACCTTTAGATATTGTTATTGATTTATCTATGTTTAGTGAACAAGAACTGCCAGTTGAATCAGAATCTATTGTTGCATTAAATAATACAATTATAGAAGAACAAGCAATACAAGCAGCTAATGATTATCAACAGTCCAAAGACGATTATAGAGATAAAGATTACGCAGATAACATGACAATGAATTATTTAGATGTGTTATCTTTTGGCGCAGTGTCATCATCATTGTATTGGGCGCAAAGAATAAGAACTGGTTTTAATAAGGATAATTATAATACTGAAGGTGGAATTATAGACACTCCTATAGGAGCTATTGATGTAACACCATCAGCACCTAACTTTGGTAAAACACAAACTGTTGTTTTATTAGCTGAAACTTTTAATGCAGCTTCAGAATTATTTGTTAAATACTCTCCTAGTTTTAGAAGTTCTATACAAAAACCTACTTTACGTAGAGATGAAGAAGGTAAAGCACGTGGAGAATTTGGTGTTGAAGTTGTACCTGGAAGTAAAGAATTTGAAGATTTAACTTTTATTGAAAAAAATGCTATGGCAATACCAGGAGTTAATTTATTAGTACCAGGTAACAGAGCATTATTTAACGGACGTGTTTTAGCATATGCACAACAAATGAATGCTTTAGACAGATTTATGGAATCTGGTAAAACTAGAGAATTTGCACAACAGTATGTTCCTATTGACTTTGCTAAATCTAAAATAAGTGATTTAGGTGTTGAAGGTAATTGGAAAGAAGAAACAAAACAGTGGGTGCGTTATGCAAAAGAAGGTCGTAAAGAGGGTGGTAGACCAGCTATAGCTCAAATTATGGAAGAAATATATAAGGGAAAACCTGTTAATTACAATAGAGATAATTTAATGGTTGCTGAATCTTTATTTGCTGAAGATAGTCCTGTAGTACAAGATATGGTAAACAAAGGTTATTCTTTTGAATTTTCTTCTAGAATGTTTTATGAAGATGTAGGTAAACCAATTTATGGAAACGATGTAGCCGAAATTCCATGGACAGCTATACAAACACCAAATGAAATTGAAGCGTTTGCAGGTAGACAATTTATATATACACCTGAAGCTGCAGAACAATACGAACAAACTCGTGTTAGAAATAACAACGAATTGTTTGGAGTAAAAATTCCTTACTCATCAGGAAGATATCAAGCTTCATTACTGTATGATGTTGGTTCTTCAGAATACAATCAATTATCTGGATATATAGACGGTGCTGAAAGAATAATACCTGAATTAGTATTACAAAAAGGTTTTTCTTTTGCAAGAAAACTTAAAAATTTAAGAAGTGATGTTAACGCTTTATCACGTATTGATGACGCTTCTTTATGGAGTCAAGATAAAAAAGTTTCAATGATACAAGATTTTGTTAAAAAAGAAAAAGTAAATCCTATTACAAACGCTCCTATTGAAAATGTTGATGAATTTTTACAAACATTTGATTACAAAACAAATCTACGAAAATTTACACCAGAAATAAAAACAGATTTAAAAGATGTTAAAAGACAATCTGCAAAATACTTTAAAGATTATGGATTATTTGGAGGTAGAGCGCCAGGGTTTTTAACAACTACTGGACCTAAGATTGTTAACAGATTAAATAAAAATGGAAACTTATCTAAATATGCAGCAGAAACTAGCGAATATAAAATAGCTACTGATGCATTTTTAGGTAAATTTCCAGAAGCAGTACAAAAAGAAATTGTACGTATTAATAATGTAGACGAAATGTCTAAATTGTTTAACAAGATTTATAGTGACGCTGGTTTAACTTTACCAAAAATGTCTGACCCATTTAAACAAATGTCTAGTCCAGTAAAAGGTTCTAACTATTTAAGTACAGGAATTAATGCAGTTACAAGTAAAAATGTAAGTGTTCCTTCTTTTGGTAGTCTTATGGGTAGAACTGCTAACAAAGGTTTACAAATTGCAGATAACGCAGTAAGAAAACCTGGTGCTGTTTATCGTTCTTTAAGACAACCACAAATAACTATGCAGTTAACAGATATTAATAAAACGTTAGGTAAACAAGAATTTGCTAGATGGACTAAAACAGGACAACAAAGTCTTAGCAGAAACATGGGATTCTTTCACGAATTTACAGATGGTATGAGTCCATATTGGAAAAAATGGTTTTCTATACAACCTAGTGGTAATTTATCTTATTCTAATAGAAGTAAAGCATACACAACATTAGTAAGACATTTAGCAAACATTGGTTATGGAGACAAACAAGCTTCAGAAGTTATTAGAGAATTTCATAATATTAAAAAATGGAATGTACAAACTGTTAATGCTTTTGCAAGTAAGTTACGTCAACAAGACGTATTATACGTAACAGGTCGTAAAGGTACTGAAAGGTCTAAAATATTACAAAGAAGAATTGATGATATGTTTTCTGACGAAGGTCGTGTTAAAAATTATCTTATAGACCCAACAGGACGACAAATAGATACACAATGGTCAGGTAGAAGTATAAGCGAAGAAGGAATTGTAAACTTTCATCCAACTATATCTAAAATGGCAGAAGCAGCAGATGCAGGTGCATCGTTATTAAACAACCGTGCTATACAAAGAACCTTAGGTAAATTTTTTACAGATATGCCTGATGCTTTTATAAATAGTCAAGCAGATTTTGTAACCCCAGAAGCATTAGCACAAATGATTAAAAATATAAAAGAACAAGGATTTTTTAAAGGACTCAAAATACCTTCTAGAAAAATTGAAGAAGATGTATTTACTTATATGGCTGATTTTTATACAAATCAATTATTTAAACCTAAAGCTATTTTAAAACCTTCTTTAACACAAAGAGTTTTACTTGAAGAACAACTTGGTTTTTTGGTACATCCTGATTTAGATTCTGTATTTAGTCATCCAATTGATTTTATGAACTGGATTTATAGTTATGGACAATTACCTAAAAGAGCGCCTTTAAGAAAATTAATGGAACAAATTGTTGAATCGGGTGAAGATGTTAATGAAATAACTATGGGCGTTTTATATAGAGATGCTTTACAAATAAACTTTGCTAAAAATGGATTTAATACAAGTAATATGATAGATAAAAATAGTATTAACTATGTTCCAATAAGTGCAGATAATCCTAAAGTTTTAGGAGGATACGTATTTGAACATCTTAAATTAAGAAATACTCCTATGAGTCGTGTCGTTGCTCGTTTAGGTTGGACTGATGAATTAATGGAATGGGCAGATTCTCCAACAGGGCTTATTACTGTTGATGGTATAGAAGTACAGCTTCCTTCTGCACCAAAATTAATACAAGAATTTATGGATAATTCAGGAGATACTTACGGAGATTTACGTAATAGAGATAAATTGATGGATTATTTATCACAACTTGAAGCTGAAATAAGATTTAGAACTGGTATGCCTACACAAGAAGGTGTACATTATGGTAAATATTTATCTGGTCCAAAAGAAGGAACTGATTGGTTTGATAACTCTTTTGCATATACTGGTAATGCTACATTAAGAGAATCTATTTGGACAGGTGTAATTAAATCAGGTGATAAAGAAGTTTCGTTAGCACCTTCTTATGATGATGTTTTTGCTAATTTTGGTAGTAGAAAACGTAAAAAAATGACTAATGCGTTTAAAGAACAAATTAATCTTGTAGATGAAGCTGGTAATAAATTATACAATTACGGTTCTGCATTAAGACCAGATACAGATGTAACTTGGAGAAAAGGTGAAGCTTTAGAAAAAATAGATTATATTGTTAATGCACAATTTGAATTTTTATTAACAGAACCATTAGCAAGATTGCATAGAGCGCCTATATTTAAACAATACAGATGGTTAAGATTAACAAGTCATTTTGATACATTTACACCTGCAGTACAAGCAGAATTTATAAAAGAAGCAGTCACAGCTAAAATACCACAAAAAATTATTAGCCAACTTAAAGGTATTAAAAAAATTAAAAGTGGTGCTAATGATAATTATGAATTATGGAGTAAAGAAGCTTCTTCTTATGCCCTAGCAACAATGAAAGAAATTTTGTATGATTCCAGTGAAAGACATAGATTTTCTGAAGTAACAAGAAATATATTCCCATTCCCTGAAATATATTTTGAATTAGGAAAAAGGTGGTCAAAACTTACTATGCAGAATCCATATTTTGTAAGAGAAGCTGGTTTAGTACCAAGAGTAGCTACATCTATGAATGGTGCATTTATTTATTCTGGTAATGGTGTGTTCCAAAAGAATGAACAAAATGGTGAAACAATGTTTGTTATGCCTGGTAGTAACTCATTTAATAATTTTTTATTTGGAGAAGATTCTAACTTTAATTTCGTTATGAAAGGATTTGCTAGTGGTATAAATATGATTGCTAGTCAAGGATTTCCTAATGTTACTCCTATGGCAGGTATAGGTGCTAAATGGGTATTTAAAAAATTACCAG